GCCGATCTTCTTGAACGAAAATTCGCCCGTGGATACCATATCCACCAGCGTGTCCTCGATTTTCTTGGAAGCACTACCAAACACTTCCTCGGCGTTCTTGGCGGCATTGGTGGCTTCTTCGGCGTAGCGATTCAGCGCACGGACTGCACCATCTTCCCATTTATTGCTATCCTGCAGCGACTTGTCGTAAATCTCCTTGAGCTTGAGATTGTAAAGCTGCTCCAGCTGTTCGATGAAACGGCGATTTTCCTCGGTGACACCACCGAGGTCTTGGATCATCTTTTCTTTCCACTCATCAAGAGCCTGCTTTGCCGTATCGTATGACGGCTTCAGCTCAAGCAGTTCGCGGTTTAATTCCTCAAGAGCGCGTTCGTGCGCTTCCGAGGCTTCCTTGGAATCCTGCTCTGCCTTTTGCTTATCGTAAATCGCAGCGGACAGTTCCTTCACCCGCTGGCGATATTCATCGGTGGCATTGGCATTGAGTTTATCCAGCTCCGCCTGCACAAAGCGTTTCTTGGGGTCGCTTAACGATTCCACCTGCAGACGCTTTTCAAGGCTCTCAACAACCTTCTGATTTGCCTCTGCCAGCTGCCGCGCAGGACGTGCTGCTTCATCATCAATCTTAGCGAGCTTGGCAGAAAGTGAAGCATCCACCGCTGATCGCGCCCGATCCGCCGCCTCGGAATTGCGGTTATCCTTAAACAGCGCATCAATGCGGCGTTTTGCGGTTTCTGCTTCTTCAACAGCACGTTCACGCTCGGTTTGCGTGATGTCTTTGAACTTTTGCTGGAAGTCTTTCTCAATCGCCAGCAACGCACTCTTATCACGTTCGGCAGCGGCATCCCGCGCTTTGCGGAGGGCTTCCTGCTTTTCCTTTTCTGCCTCCAACTGCTCGGCGGCAATCTCTTCGTTCAACTCGCGCAGGCGTTTCTTGGCATTGCTGATATTCGGGGCTTCCAACCCAAAATACGCATCCAGCCGACCACCGAGGCTGGTTTGATAGCCTGCAATTTCGCTTTGCAGGTCTTTGAGCTCTTCATCCCGCGTCGGTGCGATTGCCTGACGGAGTTCACGGATAGCACTGGCAAGCAGGTTAATGCCACCCACCGCCACGCTGGACTCACTGGCGGTTTTGCCTATCTCTTCTAGCAGATCGCCCCATTCGTCGGAAAGGGCATTGGTGGCTCCGGTTAAGCCCTGATTCTGTCCTTCTGCCTGACCACCAATCGTGCCTGAGAGTTTATCAAGAATGACATTCTGTGCGGCGGCGACATTATTGGCTTCAAGGAACTGTTTGATCAGTTCTTTCTGCTCGGTGGTTAAATCACCCACCTTGTTTTGCAGCCGCCCCATACCATCGGCGGGGTCTTGCAGGGCTTTGCCAACCTGCTGCGCGGCGGTGGAAACATCCGTGCCGAAGGCTTGAGCAAAATCCAAGCTCAAGCGAATGGCGCGTTCCAGCGTTTCGCCTGTGATATTGCCGAAGTAAATCAGACTGGAAGCGGCATCCTGTGCCTGTTCATCAGAAAACAGCGTGGTTTTCTGTAGCTCTGTTGCCAGCGCAGAGATTTCCCGCGCCGTGACACCAGCGGCAAACTCCGTGGCTTTGAGTGCAGTTACCAGCCTGTTTGCGGATTGCTCGGCTTCCTTAAATGCCGCGATACCTTTTACCGTAGCAATGGTAATCGTGCCAAATGCTGCTGCCAGTGCCAACCCCACAGGGCCAAGGCGAGCCAGCGTTGTGCCGACCGTGCCTGCGCTGCCAGCCAGATTTTCAAGCTCGGAACGGAATTGCTGGCTAACGACATTAACCGCCACCAGCGTTTTTGATGCTGGGGCGGTCGCTTCACGGATTTTCTGGAGGGCGCGTTTACCTTCTTCACCCACCAGCGTCATTTCACGGCGGGTTTTATCGCCGTCAATGACCGCTATCCGAATCGAAATGTTCTGCGTTGCTGTCGCCATGTTGTTTGATTGCTTGACGAAGTCCCGCTTCAATGCGCGGGATCAGGTGGATAAGAGCCTGTGTGTCGTAGCCGAGCGACTCACAGATCAGGATCAGGCTTCCGATATCAAAGCCAATGATTGCGCCATTTGGGAACAATCGCAGTTGGTAACCACCCGTGAGGATGATTTCCCACACCTCAAAGCCTTCCAGCGTTTGCGGTGCGTGTTTGATGTAAGGGCAAAGCTCGCCGCTTACGGGGTCTGGCTCTCCTCGACTGCAGGGGAGATTGTCGGCAAGACATCCAGCGCAGTATGAAGGCCCGCCGCCGAAGTGCCATTTGCAGCGAGCCTTGAGGAGTTTCCCTCGGCTTCCAATCGGCTGAGGCTGGCGGAATATTTCTGCCAGAATTCCTGCGCGACGAACCACACATCCATCAACTCGCTGACGGTTTGAGTGGTAATCGGTGCAGGCTCGTCCGCTTCGGGTTTAAGCACACCCTCCCATTCAATGATGGCGGCACGGGCGACGGCTTTCACCAGCATGGATTCCGACCAGCCAAAGCGCGTGTCCTCATCTTCAATGTCGGGCATGTCGCTTAAATCTGCGCCAGCTTCGCGCCGCAATTGATGTTCGTCGCGGAGTGCCTCGATCTGCTTTTTTACGCTGAGTTGCGCGGCGTTCATCAATGCTGAGGTGAACGGACGGACTTTGACCCGAATGCCAGCAGGTAGTTCAAGCCAATAGGGTTTTTTCTGTAAATCGAGCTTAAGCATAAGTGGCCACATCATTTTTAAGGGTTACGGTGACGGATTTGGAAAGCCCTTCGTCGAACACGGCTTGCCAGTTGAAGCTGGCTTGCACTCCGCCAGGGCCGCTGATAGGCAGGCGCGGTCGCGGCAAATACACCTCGTGGAATGTCCATGCGAGGTTGAAGTTGTTGCCGTCATTGCCTGCGAGCCTGTAGGCAAGCTCAAGCTCTATCGGGGTGTTGTTGATCGCATCATCGATCAGCGTGTTATCGGCAAAGCGCACATCGATACTGCCTGTGGCGGAAACAATCGTCGGATCAACACCTTCAATCAGCGCATCATTGCGGATGGTTGGGATTGCCTGCATGCCGTTGGCATAGGTGAACTGCGCTCCTGTGATGTTGCCAAGGGCTGCTCCGTTGCGTTTGATTGAGCCGTTAAACTGGCTGAATGGCTTAAATGCACGGCTGGTTGGAGTGCCACCTTGCGTGGTGGCAAAGCGTGTTTCTCCCTGGGCGATGATATTCACCGTGGCATTTGCCGCGCCTGAGCGTTGGAAATTAAACGCCATCGAGTTCAGCATGCAGCCCGTATGCACGAAATAGGCAGGGATATTCTCATGCCCAATCTGCACCGCAAAGGACGGCAATGTCGCAGCACCGCTGACAAAGGTGTGATTATGTCCACCGCCAGAAAGTGTTGCGCCACTCACCACACCATTCACGTTGCCTGATACGAGGGTGTAGTTATTGCCCGTTGGCCCCGCCGTATCATGCACGATGTTCAGTTTCGTGCCGCCACCATTGGAATAGGTCGCAGGTGTGAGGCTGGCATTGACTGAGGCGTTCAGGTCGGTTGCCAGCTGCGTGAGCGTGGCGTTCAGGTTTGCGCCGATATTGGTCTGCGTTCCTGTCGCGCCGCTGGCAACAAATGTCCATGTTACACCGTTCAGCGTGATGGTATGTCCCGCCGATGGATTCGCCGTAAAGGTAATATCACCCGTGGCAGCAACGTTGGTGGTTACAGGGTTGCCGAGCAGAAATTGCAGCCAGCGTCCGAAGTCGCGCCCCTCTATGGGAATGACCAGATTGCCCTCATCGTTAATCACATCGCGGAAAGGTGCGCGAGGTTCGCGTCCTTGCCCCAGCAGATCAGAGGCGATCAGCCCTTGCTCTGCGCTTAAGTCAGATGAAACAAACGAGAATTTCTCCCAGTTGCCTGATGGCTTTGTGCCATAGGTTACTTCTTTTAAGGCAAGCAGTGATGCTGCCGAGCCGTATGATCGTGGCATAGATTACTCCTTTTTTGGGTTGGGTTAGTTAAGTGGGTCTGCCGTGAAAAAGCGGATCATCACCTGCAGCGTTGCAGCGCGGATGGTGGGTGCGCCTTCAATCGGTTCATCGTTAAAATCGGGACTTCGTGCTTCCATCCATTCAGCCAGCCCATCCAGTGAACGGTTGCTGGTGATAATGCCGCCGATGCTGCCAAGGAGCGCATCAACCACGCTATCTCGCGTTGCCTGATCGGGGTGCTGCACCATCACTTCAAGGCTGGCAAAATGCTCGTAGATGTAGGTAAGCGGCGAGAGCAGCACTTCTGGTTCTGCACTTTCACCATCGCGCAGGATGATCACACCATCTTCCACCACCTTTTGTGGCTTATCGAGGTTGCGATAGACTTTGAGTTTGGCAGTCTCCAGCGTTTTCAGCTTGGTGTGGAGTGCCGATAATATCTGTTCACGTTTGCTGCTCATTGGAATCTACCTGCGGCCAGTATTGAATGACTTTGGATGGTAATTGCGGCAACCAGCGATCCACGACCTGCTGATAATTCAGCCGCGTGCGAAGCATCACCTGCGGCACGAGAAAGAACATCACCACCGTGGTGAGTCCTCGGCCTGATTTTTGCGCGGATTCACTTGCCTTGCGGAAGCCGCCACGCTTGCCCGTGCCAGCGCGGAGATTATCCACCACCAGCAGGGAAATATTGTTCGGGCGATAGACAAAGCGCAGCCGTCCATACACATGCTCAGGAAATGTGGATGGGCTGATGCGCTTGCCACCAACACCACGCTTGGGTGCAGCAGGTGTTGGAATGGCAAGGAAAAAACCTTCCTTGCTTTTAATCACCACTCCATCGTTGAAAGCGCGGATCAGTTCTGGCGCCTTGGAAAATATCCAGCCAGCGGCTTCAATCGATTTCTGTCCCTTCGGATAGAGCTTGGATTGCCATGTACGAGCCAGTTTCTGCCCAAGCCCAGCCGAAGCCACCTGTGTGCGTAAATCCTGCTTGATATTGTTGGTGATTTCCGTGACGGCAGCAGTCACCGCGACTTCGGCGGCTTTCTGCTGATCCTTCATGAACTTTTCCAGATCACCGCGAATGGCTGATTCAAGTTTCATACACATCCACCAGCCAGATTAATCTATCGACATCGCGGCGTGGTTCACCTTGCACCTGATAGGTAACGCTGGCGATCCTGAACTGATCACCAGCCTTCACGCGTGGGCAGTCGGCATAGCGGACTTCCAGCACAAGGCTGGGCGTTTCCACCACCGACTGCCCAAAAGCGGGGTACAGGTCGGGTGATTTGGTAACCACCTGTACCTCTTTGTTCGGCCCGTTCTTGGGAATGAATGTGGCAGTTTTTGCCAGATTCTGATCCTTGAAAAGCGCGTCCAGTGCTGTTTCAAAAACACTCATTAGCTTGTGAATGCGCCGTTGAGACGAACAAGACCTCTGGCACTTGGGTTCACCGCAGCCGCAACCGCCGTTCCCACCAGCTTGTTGCTGGTTGGAGTGGTGGTGCATTCCTTTGCGGTGTTATCCCAGTAAATCAGCGCACCTTGTGTCCATGCCTGAGCATTGGTTTTCTTGATGCTGAACACGCCTGTTAGCTGGGTTTGCACTTCCGCATTCAAAAGTGCGTCGTTGGATGCAACTCCAAACACCGAACCAACCAGCAAGCCATCGCCAGAGGTTACGTTGTATGGGGCTGTGAGGGTAATGTTGTTACCCTCCTGAATGAAGTTTTTCATGGGTTTCTCCTTGGTTTAGATAATAAAAAAGCGGCACTCTGGCCGCAGGGTTAAACGGTAGTTGGGTTAGAGATTACGCACCTGGGTTCTTCCAGAAGCCTCTCCAGTCGATTGCCTTGGCAGCAAAGTCGAGACGGGCTTTCAGTTCCACGCCGTCCACTTCAAATCCTGTGCGGCTTTCAAGGTAAACGCCTTCCTGACCTTCGAGATACGCATACTCAATCGTATCGATCTGGGCAGGATCAGCGGCGAGATACCAGGAAATCAGCGAAGCAGCATCAAGGCGTGGTTCAGCCACCACTTGCAGCTTGTTCGCAAACGGATTGTAATCCGTGGACTTGGTGTAGACGATGTTGGTCTGGGTGACATATTGCTCTGCCACCGTTTCCAGCGCAGCAGGTACGACCAGATACTTTGCCATCACATTGATGAAGCGTCCGTTCAAGCCTTTCTGCTTCCGCATATTGGCGCGACCATCACCAAGGCTTGCCACAGTGATTGCCGTGCCTGCGCCTGCAAGGTTGCCGTGGTTTGCATGGAACAGTGCCACACCATCGCCCATATTCGGGTTGCTGGTGATAATGCCCCAGACGGTATCGCTTTCCAGATCTGCGGCGGCACGTCCGAACATTTCTGGCAAGCGCGTGAATGC